CGGCACGTAATCTCTGATTCTGTGCATCAAGATTAAGCTTCGCCTGATCGTTCTGCGCATCATTCTGTTCTGCCTGTGCTCTAAGCTGCAACTCCTTTTCCTTGAGCTGCACAAGTGGATCGGGTCCCTGACCCGAGGCCTGTTGTGAAAGTTGCTTTAACTGCTGCATACCTTGCGCTACAAACTTAGCCTTAATCGCCTCCATCAGCATCTCCTGCTGCTCCGGCGCCATCGGTCCCTGATTACGCATCTCCATCATCGCCATCTCTTCCGCCTGTATCTGTACGTGCTCCATACAATGCTTTTGTAACGCCATAGCCAAAGCCGGCATACCCCCAATCATAGGGGACGCTCCAAACACTAAATGCGCCATAATGTGAGACTCATGATCCTGCCCCTGAAACGCTTTCAACGTCACCATATCCATAACATCTATATTCTCCTGCGCCGGATCTTTAGGTGTAGGCTCCTCATCAGGCACACGCTTCATAATTCGGTCCGTATCCTTAACACCAAGCGCATCATACATATCACGGTACACTTCATACATATTATGCAGATCAGGTGCAGCCCCCGCCAACTGTAGCTTCGTTTGCGCCAAAGCAATCCTTTGTGCCTGTGAAAAGACATTTGGATCCGATACAGGAACAACATCCACTCTATCGTCAAAGTCAGTCGCTTTTATCGCACTGTCCTCACCCTCTACGGCATAAGGGTATTCACCGGGTAAGCTCTCACCCATCACCCTTGATAGGATCTTAAACTCCAATCGCATAGCATAATGCAGGCGCTTGTGCACCGCACTCATTACCCGTGAGCCCTGTTCCAACAACGCTATAGTTGTACCTACAGCCGCCTGCTGATTGCCGTCACCGACCTTCATATCCGTGATGGTGGCAAACCTACGTCCTGCATCAACAACAAATCCCAATAACTGGAATAAGGTTTGATCAGGACCTTTAAATGGCAGCGGCATAAGGCTGTCACGAATAGCCCCTCCGGGAGCATCCACATCGCGGAACTCACCGGGCTGAAGCGGATCATCGTCGTCTCGGATCCGTAGTCCACGGGCCTTGAAACCCGCAGGAAGGTTGGACAACGTACCGGCGTCGATTAGCTGCCTCAGAGCCGCTGTGGCGGTTCGTGACAACCCGCCAATCGTGTGAATAAGTCCCAACCCATAGAAACCAAAACCGGGTAGAAACTTATAGTGCACAAAATATTGTATCTTGCGCTTCATATCATCATCTTCACGATAATTACGGCGTATGGACAAAATCTGCCCGTTATCCTGACTAATTGTAACCACATACGGCACTTTTATGCCTGTGGGCTCCCCATCATCATCTGTTTCCTCATAACCCTCAATGTCCAAATCCACATGGCATTCCAACAAAGTACAGTCATAATCTATCTGAGAGGGCGCCATACCATCAATTCTATTGATTTCATCGGTCACAGAATCGCCTTCAGACTGCCCCGGAAGCACCGGAATATCGAGATAAAACCCCGATATTTGCTTTTTTCTGAGCTCATTTAGCGATATTCGTAGAGTTTGCGTAATATTTGGGCACGTTTCGAGGTCCGAAGTCTCATAAGGCACCACCAAATGCTCTGCCGGTATGAATTTTGACACTGCTCTGCCCATATTTTCATCATAATACACTTTTTTAAACGTAGAACCGGCCAAAGGCAGGTAAAACAGCATCTGATCGAGCTCTGGCGTGTACTCTTCCATCACATTTGTGATGTAATAGTTCATAAACTGGCGTACACGCTGCGATTGCTGTTGTTTATCGCGTGTTTCAGCCCCAACTATGGTAGTTCTGACGGGACCCGAGGACGGAAGCAGCTCATTAAACGCCTGTGCCTGAAATTGTGTCGCCGCTTCAGCCAATAAAGGGTGTGTTACACCGGAAGACCCCCTAAAAGGCTGTGTTCTCTCTTCATAGCTAAAGCCTAACAGCTCTAAACCATTAGCATAAGCGTCTTCCCACTCCTGACGACCCGCTTTATTCGCATCAAACTCACTTAAAAGCTCTCCTGCTATACGACCAAGCTCTCTATCGGGCATTTCTTCGGCTAAATTAGAATAAAAATCATCACTGGTGCCTCTTTGGTCCGTCGGCTCAAAGTCCACGGTCACACCGCCATCGTCCTCAGCCGTAATTTCTATGTCCATGTTCTCCGCTTCAACGTCCATATCCAATGTCGCCATGGGCTCCATAGTGCCGGGCATTTCTATCTCTACATCAGCGGCCAGCTCCTCCGCTGTGGTATCTGCCGGTATATCTTTTTCTATAGGCATACGTGACTCCTTTTTTCTAACCTACCATAAACGATTGATAAGCGCCAATACCTTTTGGACCCTTGAACATATCGCGTGCTATGTCCGATAATCCCGCGACACCGCCCTTTTCCATAGGTTCTGCTGTGATTTTTGATGTAATAACATTACCGCCATCAGGCCTGTCAATAAGCATGATTTGACTTACTTCTTTTTTAAGCATCTTGCCTTGTGCGTTTTTAATACCACCCTCGTAGTCATTAAAGTAGGGAACATTGGTAAAACCATCATTAGCAAGCTTCTTTCTAAATTGCTTTACTAACTCTCGTTCCCTCGTTGTTTTTTCTTTAACAAACGTTTGTTCAAATTTTTTAATAGGGTCCGTGCTACTTTCCATTATTTTTTTATATTTATCGTCCACATTAAAAACGTTACCTTGTATATAGTTTTCTAAGCCGTCTTCTGTCCATACCCCGTCTTTACTATATTGACCGCTCTTATCTAAAAAAGGTTTACTTGTATCTATTTTAAGAGGATACGTTTGCCCCTTAACATCAAAGCCCACCTCTTTTCCAATCTCTTTTTCGTCAAACATCCCAGTGACACTTAAAAACCTATCTTGTGCCGCCTTCTGGGACCCAACATGAACCCCCAAGGTATCCGCATACTTTACAGAATATCCTTTATTCCGTGCCTCTATTACATCCATATCAAATTTTTTAATATCTATTTTTTCAAACTTGTCTTTAAAACCGGGAATTTTTTGGGGAAAAGCAAAATGATACGCCTTCTCGTCCTTAACAAAGTTCTGTACCCCAAGAGGCTTTGATCTGTCTACTTTGATACCCTTAGCCAATTTTAATTTATCGGTAACAGCCTGTTGAGTTAGACCGGGGGCTTTCTTTTTTATTACTTCATAATTTAAATCACTAGCCGCCGCATCTATAACATCCCTGTAATTCTTACCGCCCGTCACAAATACCTTATCGTAATCACCGTCAATGGTATCTCTAATCTTCTTCATCTGTTCGGGGTCACTAATAAACTTGTCGCGTATCTCTGGTGTCATTAGCTGATCGTATTTCTCAATCTGCGTGTCCGAGCGTATAAGTCCGTGTTTCGCGGACAATATAGCTATGTCCACGTTTGGGGGTATACCTTCTGCTTTCATCTTGGTAAACAGCTGCCCCGTATATCTATCCAGTGCTTTCATATTACCCACATCAGGACACTTATTATTGCTACACGATACAATCAACAACTGGCGATCTTTCTTGGCTTCGGGGGCAAAAATACTTTTTGTTGCTTGTTGAGGACTCTTCTTTATAAGATTTTCGGAGGGCAACATTCTTTTAATACCAAAAGCATCCTTTAAAGCATTGGGGTCTGTTAAAAGATTTGGTGGCGGCGGATCACCTTCGTTACGAAGTACTTTTTTATAATTGCCTTGTGCGTCAATACCTATGCCCCTGTCCTTAAATACTTTATCAAGTAAAGGTCCATATTTTTTTGACCGCAAAGGATCTCCTGCACCTTTATACGCAGAGAAATTCTTCTGATTGTATAAATCCGCTAAGTCGTTTTTTGGTAATTTAATAAGATCCTCATAGGATTTACCTTTTAGTAAATCATCCAAGACTTTGTTATACTCCGCCGTCTTAGCTGTTAATTTCTTGGTGTCAGCCGGCGTATCAAAAATAGGCCCTTTTGAGCCAAGTTTTTCGGCTCTGCTTTTCTTTGTAATTAAAGACTCAATGAGCCCGTCTGAAAGCTGACTGGCCAAATCTCTACTTTTAGCTATTATGGCACTTCCCGAAAGCGCGGTCTTTCCGACTTTTGCTACTCCCGGACTAGAAATAATATCACCGGCTTCTTTCAAAATAGAAGGGGAGACAGCCGTGGCTACCGCAGCGGCGCCTGCCTTCTTTAACAGATCCCTGCGCGATAAATCTACGCCGGTGGCGGCTTGTTTTGACGGAACGGTCTTAGCTCCTTTCGGCAAGCCTTTAACAAGCTGACTAATAGGTATTAAAGAGGTAAGTGCCTCCGCCGATAGCATACCTAAAATACCTGCTCCGTACTCATCTTTAGGAATTGATTGCACATCTTTATACGTGCCCACATTACCCGCTGCCATTAAATCTTTAAACGTCTGGGACCCGCCAACCGGCTTTTCAGAAAAAGGCTTCATGCCCTGCTCGCCCGGTAAAAGGTTCAAAAGAAGAGGGGCCATATTAACCATGTCAACAGGAAAGCCCAAAACCTGTGCTATACCTGTATTTGCTCCTTTTACAAAAGCCTTCGCTTTTTTCTTGTCTCTCTGCGTAAACAAATCAGACATCAGTAGTACGCTTTTACTTGCACATTGTTATCCTCTTCTTCCCAATCGTCACTCGGTAGCTGCACAAAGTTGCCCTGACGATACCGCATCAAAGCTTGTGTCATACTATCCACAAGGTCATCATACTCCCCATTTGGAAAAGCTGCAACCTCCTCTATCATCTCATCCGCAAACTTCGTGTCTGGTGCGTACACCATGCCTGCTTCAAAAAGAACCGATACAGAGTGCACGCGCGTCACCTTATCATTACCCTTACTCGGTGTAAAGTTAACAACAGGTATACCCATGTTCCGTAGTTCGTGGGTCAAGGGCAGCCCCGTCGCCTTAGCCTCTATTATAATCGTATCCGGCTCCCAGTACTTATATTGTTCCAACGCCACCTGCTTCAACTCCGGAAAGTCCCACCTATCCTTCTGACTATCAAGAAGTATCAACGCCGGGGGACCCCCCGCTTCTTCAGGATAAAATACACCCCATGTCGTAATCGCACTATAGTCCGAAGTCTCCTTCTTCGTAAACGCCGTATCATAACTCTGAATAACATACTCAAGATTAGGAATACTATCCTTCTCCCACTTCTGCCACCAGTCCCTTGGTATAATCGCGTTCTCCTCACCCGTCGGATTCTGCTGATACTGCGCGTTCCATTTGCTGGGCGGTATCGAGGCGCGTACCGCTGTCAAATCATCGAGGCTCCAGAACTCCGGCCAACAAGGACTGCCATCCGTAAAAATCGCCGGTAACTCCACAACTTCCCACTGGTCCGCTAATTCATCTTTAGCCATCGCACGCATCAGCTGTCCCGTCATATCCTTCTCGGACCACCGGGTCTGAACCAAAACAATACTACCGCCCGGCTGTAGTCTCTGTCGGGGGCCCCCAGTGTACCAGTCCCACGCATCGTCAAACCCCGTGTTCGACATCGCTGTCTGCTCCGAGTGTGGGTCATCTATAATCACCAAGTCTCCACCACGACCCGCTAAGTTCGATCCCACACCAACGGCATAATACATACCGCCCGAGGTCGTGTCCCAACGACCGGAGGCTTTACTGTCGGCTGACAAATTAACAGTCGGAAAGATATCTTTGTAATCGTCACTATCAATAAGGTTCTTGGTTTTACGACCAAAGTTCACGGCGAGCTCCGTGGTGTGTGTCGCCTGAATAATCTTCATCTTAGGATTCTTTCCCATCATCCACGCAGGAAACAAGAAGCTGGCAAACTCAGATTTTGTATGTCTCGGGGCCATGTTAATGATCAATCTCTTGAGCTCACCTTTCGCGACCCGTTCTAGCTTTTCAGCAATAATTTTGTGGTGACGACCCGCAATAAAATCGGGCCACATATTTTTTACAAAAACTAAAAAATCTTGTTGGCACTTTTCGTTTTTCTCAATTTGCGCAAGTCGTAACTTGAGCTTTGCCTCTTTCTCAGTCAGTTCCATCAGGGGTCCCTAAAAAATGCTTAAATTATGTGCATAATATGCACGGTTTTAGGCCAGTTAACAAGAACTCTGTTTATTGCCTATTTATTGTGCATTGTTTCACGTGAAACATTGTGCGATTTTTTACGTAAATATTCGTGCGAAACATGGCCCTAGCTAACGTCTGCACAACCGCCGGTCATGGTTATTTTTTTAAATTTTCTGGATCTTGGCCAGCGTAAAATGCCTCGATTATGTAAGGATCCTAAGCGAAAAACATGGCCAGCTGGCGGCGGATCTTGACCAGCGGCTGGCGGATCTCGAGTCTGGATCTTGACCAGCTGGCGGCGGATCTCGAGTCTGGAACCGTGAACCGTGCACCAGCTGGCGGCGGATCTAGGGTCTGGAAGCGCTCGAGCTCGAGCAATGGCCAGCGGCTGGCGGATCTTGGATCTAGGATTTTGTAAACCAGGTTTGCATAAAAATGGCCAGCTATACGTTTGACCAGCTAGACGGCACGCTGGCGGCGGCGTGATTAACTGGAAATAAGACACAAAAAAAGCGGCGCTAAGGCCGCTTTAATTGCACCAGCTGGCGCGGATCTAGTCGACGTATTCAAATTGATCTTCAAGGCCAATAAGCGCTTCATGTTTACGCGTTTTCTGGCGTACTAGCGACCGTTTAAGAAGTGTTTTCTTTCCTGTGTGACCGTCAGTAAATGACAACTGAAACGTTTTAACGCCGTTTTCTGGATCTTCTTTCACGCTTATGTCCAAAGATCCGAAGTGATGCGAATTTACAGCGCTAAACCCTACGTTAATATTTTGCGTGTTGTGCTGGATCACGCCAAAAGATTTATTACCAGTTTTCGCGCCGCTATTTCTAGCATAGGCGCAAGAATTGATATCGAACCAAATAGGATAGTTTTTCATAGTTTTTACCTTTTCATAGTTATGTTTAATTTGAGTATAAGAAAAAATAGGTTTATTGCAATAGAATAAAAAAAGGCCGCATTGAGCGGCCTTAATTAATGCACCAGCTGGCGGCGGATCTAATCGAGCTCTTGCCTTTCAGACTTTGCAAAGGATACGCCAGAACGTGCCCAACTAGCGGCGCTTTCATAGCTGGCCAGCGTTTTTAAAAGATCGCCAATTTGATTGTGAATAACGGCGGCTTGATATCTGGCAATAGTCAAGCGCTCAAGTACCAGCGGATCACAGTCAGACGCCAGATCGCTTATCTTCACATTTAAATTATGCCAAGCAAAAGCCGCGTTTTTATCCGCTTCTTTTAATTGCTCTTTAATTTCAAAAATAGCCATGTTTAAACTTCCTTTATCTGGATCAAAGCGTTTTCGGTTTCTTGCAACGCTTCCAGATCATCTTCAGAAAGCGAATACGGGCTATGTGATACCGTCCAATCAACACGGCGGCTTATTTCTTCAGATATCCAATCTTCTACTTCCGATATGGTTTTAAACCTTTTTTTGGTAGGGCTGGTATCCAGCCAGTCAACTGGATAAGTTACTTGATATTCAATAGTCATAA